ATTGTATAAGGTTCTATTACCTTCAATTTTTCTCTCAAACGTATCACTAATAATATTGATTGGAAACAAACCTCCATCAGGTTGAATTTCATAAACTTGATTTGATGTCCACAGTTCTTCTAACCACTGGAAATTTGGTTGATTTATGAAGCCAGAATTTACCACAACGGTTTGAACCATCATTACTTCTGAATCTGTTAAACCTCTTGAATATTGTGTTTTGTTTGGGTCTATACTACCCCAATCAATATTCCAAGAATTAAATGTCTGTCTTGTTATATTCATACCTTCATATCGGTTGAATAACATCTTGAAATAATCGTAGTGACCATAACGATTCAACCACATCAACTGAAGATGTTGATTGGAAGAACGTGTTGGTTGACACGAAACGTTAAATGTGAATATCTCACTCACAGGGGTAAAACCTGAACAGTTCCCCTCAGTATATGTTGTTGGATTTGGTTGTGGTATAATTCCCATAAAATTTAATATTAACAAGGTCCTGCATAGGTTATAGTTACGTTAGGGTCAGAACAAAGGAATGTTCCAACACAACCACATAACAATTCATTATATCCTGGATATAATGTGATTACAATTGGTGTTCCGTCACAGAATGTGTAGAATAAAACAGGTGAATTTGAACCTTCATTTACAACCTCGTATTCTCCACACTGACAAGGTGATGGACTCGGTGTCGGAGTCGGGGTCACAGGTGGAACGTAACATCCACCAACAACGTTGATTATCAAACTACTCTCACTAAATGGTAATGAACAAGAACATATTTGAGTTGCTTGTAAGGATGGTAATGCAAATATTTGTGATTGACCATTTGAACAATTTATGAACGAAACGTTAGCACTTGTCATTCCTGTATTCTCAATGTAGTATTCGGTACATACACAACTTGGGGTTGAGGACGGAGTCGGTGTGGGAGTCGGTGTTGTTGAGGTTGATGATGGGGTCGGTGTCGGTGTCGGAGTGGGTTGTATTGGGGTTGTTGTTCCTGTAAAGTGACCAAACAATTGAACCGTATATTGAACACAGTTTGATGGGAAATTTGGAATGTTCTCCGTTCCACAACCCACATACAATGTGTTGTATTCTGTTGATGATGGAGGTTCAACCAAAACTAATGATTGATAAACCTGATTACAACTTGTTCTCGGTCCTCCACCATTGGTGGTTAAGTTCTCGTATGTCGTTCCTGTAATCTCTTGACCTTGGTCATCGTAGAATGTGTATTTTACATAATATCCTTCAGATAACAAACTACCACCCATGTAATAATTTGTAAATCCAAGTGTATAATAATCGTTGTAACCTATGTCCTGTACTCTTGGTGCATTGGTTAAAAACAAACCTGATGTTGTTGGGTTGATTGTTGATGGTGAACCTGATAACACAAATGGGTCTATGTTAAAATCTTGTTGTGTTGCTCTTCCATTAACACCCATTGTTGAACGGAATGTTTTGTAAGATGGTGATGTGTATTGTGGTGTTCCAATTGAATTTCCAATTCCTGTAAATCCTGTTACCGGACCTAATTCTGTTGATGAGTATTCAAATCCACATCTAATAAAATAACTGATTGTTTCATCGTAATAAGGTCTTGAAAATGGAAATGTTGTATGGGTATAAATGTCCGTTGTATTCCATTTTGAGATTGGGTTATTGAAACAATATGTTTCCAAGATTTGTTGTAAATCTATAATTCCAAGTCCAAATGGATTTGGTGAACATTTACCTGTGAATACTTTAACTCCTTCAACATACAAATCGTAGACGTATCTAAACTTGAAGGTTGTTAATGGGTTGTATGTATCTGCAGATGCAGTAAAAAATAACCCGTCTGATAATACAGGTTGAAAATCTGTTGGTGTGTTTGTGAATATTAAACTCATAATGTAATTGGTCTTGAGATTGGACCTGTTCTAAGTATTACTTTTTTATCTTCTAAAAGTTGTGTAAAGAATTCTTGTGCGTAAACACCTAAATAATAAACGACATTATCCAATACTCTCTCAACTCCTTTATTAACAAAATCTGTTTTGTAAATTCCATATTCTCCGATTGAACGTTGTAATAAGAAATCTCTTGTTTTATTTGGTATAAATCTACCTTGTTTATCTCTGAACTGTCCAATTTTACGTTGTCTTGCCCATTGTTGAATAACTGATAGTGGTGGGTATTTAGCTCCCTGTAATTTTCCTCTACGTCCGTTATCTACCCAATAACCATATTCTGCTACTCCAAAGTCTACAATCAATTCTATATCACCATTGTCCAAATCGGATTGGAAATATACATCAATTGAATTGTACAATGTCCCTTTGTTAATTCTATTTGATAGTGTTGTAAAACCACCACCATTTACAGGTTTTAATCTACCATCATATCCACGTGAAGGAATGATTTTTCTAAGTTCATTTTGTATTGAACCTTTGAGTAATTCTGTAATAAGTGATTTGATAGTTTCTTCATCCATAATTTATACTTTAACAAGTTCCAAATGTGTTTACTGTGTAAGGACCAGGTGGAAATCCTGCAAGGTAATATCGGGTTGACCCTGGTGTTTTTGATAGGACAAACCAAAAGTTTGCTGATATAGGTTGTGTTAATCCACTATCGTAATATAATCTTTGTCCAAATGTTGGGATTGGTTGATTTGAATAAAATGTTCCTTGAACAACAGAACTACAAATCGTAAATTCTGATACTCCTGTAAATGTTGTTAAACTAAAATAACCCGGTGTTTTTGTGGGAGTCGGAGTGATTGTGGGAGTCGGTGTGGATGTTGTGGTTACAGTCGGGGTCGGTGTGGATGTTGTGGTTACAGTCGGGGTCGGTGTGGATGTTGTGGTTACAGTCGGGGTCGGTGTTGGGTAATAATCACAAGCATTTATGTCTTCAAATACAATTAGGTTAACATCCATTGCTACCCCTGCTACATGGTCACCCATGCGTTCCATAAAAGGAATTGCTTGGACAGGTAATTCAATGTCAAAGTTATCATACAAATCAGGGAATGTTTGTATTCCCCTTTTGATGTAAGATAGGAATCTACGTGCTTGTAAAGACATATCACTGATGATGTCTTTTTCATTCATATAGTCCGTATTGATTATATCTGTGAATAACAAACTAACTTGGTAGATTGTCGTATTTTCTGAGTATTCTATTGTCTGTGGGACTGCAAATAAGTAAGGATATTGAACAGGATTGTTCTGTGTATTTCCACTTATTGTTCTTGTGAAATCCACCAAATTACCATAACCATAACTATTCATTATTGGTGATTCTTCTTGGAACTGTTCTATGTAATCCAATACTTTATGAAAACTTATGTATTCGTTCATCGGTTTGATTTCATTTCATTTTTTAATTTTTTAATCTCGTTCTGTTCTTGGATATTTCTATCTTTAATTAACGAACAAGTATTCAAACATAAGTATACACTCATTTCTTCTATTTGATGGAACTTGGTCAAATCTTCCTTTGCTAATTGATAAGTTAATTGGAAGTAAAATCTTGCAGTAGCTTCGGATGGAGGAATCGTGGTAGTCTCTTCAGAATCGGATTCAACATCTTCGTTAACCTCAGTTTGAGTTCCAAAGAATTCTTTGTATTTTCTGCTAATTGATGACTTATTAGCAAAAAAAAAGTTGAACAACCGAACCAATATTTGACAGGGACGGATTTCATTATTTCACTACGTTTAATGACCTCTGATGACTTGTAAGGTTCTATGGTATACTTTGTCCCCTTTTGTTTGATTACAGGTCTGTATAACAACGACATGAGGATATGAATGTTATCATTAATCTTATCAGGTTGTGAGAATACTTCCATATCAACCCATTGACCCCATTTGATATTACCCCACTCATTCTCAAGACCATATACAATTCCATTGTGTTCAAATGTTAAACTGATGTTCTGTTTATCATTCCTGACAATTTGTTCTGTTATGTAATTTTCAACAAACTTAACATCTTGTTTTGGTAAGTCCTTAAGTTCATCAATTGGTAAATCTAAATATAACGATAATACCTCACTTGGGTCATTATACTTAATTGGGTTTCTTTGTATCTTCTGATATTTGTCAATCGTTAATTGAGGATTAACATCTATTGTAATATTATCTACTTTTACTTTTATCATATTATGGTAAATTTTGGTTTTTTATTTCCTATTGTGGATTCCAATACGTAACGGATACTATCAATACTATGGTTGTCTTTGTCTTCAGGGGTATCTAACATTTGACCGTCCTTATTGATTTTCCATTTGTACGATTGGAACTCTTGTAATGTATTAGTGGAATCGGTTGTAATAAAGACTTTGTGTCTTTTTATTAAATCAATTCCATGTAATATACTTTTCTTGTTTACAGGTTTTACGTTGAACCTACTACGTTTTAATTCTTCTATGGTTTGTGGTTGTGAAGAATCACACCAAAATGAATCTGTTTTATCTACTGACAATTGTTCCATCTTGGTAATCAAATCTTGTGTTGTTAGTCCTCTTGAATATAATAGTTCTTTGAAGAATAACGTATCGTTATCGTGATACACTCCCACAACTGTTGATGGGTCGTTGTATCCAAAATCCACTCCGTATCCAAGTAGTTTAACTCCATCAGGTATTCTCTCTATTGTGTTCCAAGTATTGAACACCAATGTTGTTGCAAATCCTCGTTCACCCAATGTATAAATCCTGTATAAGTTATGGTCTTTTTCTTTTAACGATTCAAGTTCATCAATGATATTTTGTTGGATAAATGGGTTGTCTTTGTAGGTTGTTTTGAAGTAATAACAATCAGGTCTTTTCTCCAAGTCATAAACCCAACAGGATAATTCTGATGGGTTCAAATCTACAATAACTTTATCTGTGGTCCTGAAGATTAACTGATTCCAATCTTCAATGTGTAATTCATTTGCTTCATTACAATACAAATAATCTCTTTTTGACCCACGTAATTTCTGAGGTTCATCCACCGAGAACCAATTAATTATATTCGTTCCAAGTTCGTAATAACCTTCTTGTTTATGAAATTTTGTTGGGTCGTACATACCAAACATTTCCAACACTTGAACCAAATCTTTTAGGACCGAGTTCTTTAATGATGGTAATGTTTTTCTGACTATGGATAAGGTCTTTTTATCTTCTTGTAATAATTTCTGTATCCACCAAATCAAGATGTTAAACGTCTTCCCTGAACGTGCTCCACCTTGAGCAACCACAATCCTTTTTCGTAGTTCGTCTGATTGTATTAACTCTTCAAATACAACTGTGGTTTTTATATTCATAATCTCTCGTTCACATCAATTTCATCACCTGGATAATATTCGTCAGGATTCCAAAGTACGGGTCTGTCTTTGAACTCAAGTCTTGTTTTGAATACCTCAAAGTCAGTTGGGTTTTCAAAGTGTTCTTGGTGTATCTTTTTTATTAAATCATTCATCACCATTGTTAGTTCTTCTTTATTCCATTTAATCCCCTTATTAACGAAGATTGTGTAGTCAAAGGTTAAGAACCCTGTCCTCTTCAAATCAAACGTGTCAGGAGTCCTTAGAATGTCTATAATGATATCTGTGAAGTAGTATGGGTTGAAATGTTTTATTGTGTTTAATTTTATCTTATCACACAATCTATTCATAACTCTTGTAGGTTTGGTATCTGATGTTACAACAAACCAACCTTCAACCTTCAATACCAATGTCTTGAAATTTGTTTTGTCAATCGTTTCTGAAGTAAACGATACGTTATCGTAGTTGTTGTTTAACGTTAACACACAACCTTTTCTATCAGGATTAAAGTATTTCTGTTCCATCTTCCAATTTTGATTTAATAATCTCAATATTAATTTTGTTATCTGAATTCAATTTTTCTCCCATTGAAGTAATATCAATTTGTTTTTCATCGTTCCAATTCTCTTTGAATTTGTTTTTCATGATGATGGTCCACAGTCGTTGATTGAACTTGTTAGACTCACCCTTAACCACCGATTCGTACATTCTCTCATACCACCAATGTTCACATAACTTTTGATATTCGTCAAAAATCAATTTGTATTCTTTTGAGCGATTCAATAAATTTCTATGTGATTGGAATGACAATCCAAGTTCAATAAGGAATTGGGTAATGTGTTTACCGTTCCTCCCTGCATCCAAAATGATGTTCTTCCATTCAGGGTTGATATAAGATTCAATTCTTGGTCTCCCTGCTCCTCTCTTTGGTTTTTCTTCTTCTTCCATATTACCTGTTATATTTTAATTTTAGATTACCCATAGCATTTTGTAACTGTTGGATACATTCCTCTTTTGATGGTGTTCCCTTTGAGTTGGGATAAAGTTGTCTGTATGCATCGTAGATTTCAACCCAATCAAGGTCTGTAATCTCTTGAAATGGTTTAACTGATATAATCCTATCAAACACATCTTTTCCTATCAGCAGATGGTCAATTGAATTTAGATTGTTTATTTTCTGTTCTTTACCTGATTTGCAATTACATCCCATAATTATTCTCCTTTATATTTTTTTCTAATTTCATAGTCAATAAAATTTATTTCTTCCAATGCTTCTAAGATGTTTGAGAGGATTTCTGTTATCTCATATTCTTCTCTATC